ACCCACTGCAGGGTCCTAGATTTTGCAGGAAGCGTTTGACCTTATTTTCTCTATTGAAAATGGTTAGCGAGCTTCCTCGGGCTGCGCGACGATGTCGCGTCTTTCAGGCTCGGATGGTCTCTACCATCTCGCGAGCGTCGGCGTCCTGGTCCACTCTTTTCGGAGTGGAGGCGCCTCTTTTTGACCCTCCTAGGACTTCTTGCACGGCCGTGCTGAAGTCGGCAAAGGATTTTCTGATGTCGTGCCCCTCTTCTGTTGAAGAGGAGCGTATGGCTTTTCAGTCAATCAAGAAGCTCATGCCCGATTCTTGTCGGTGCATGGATTCTACTTTGCTTCGAGGCGTCGCTGACGGTCTGCAGGGTTCGCCCTGCTCACTCCCTCCGGGATACATCTCATTTTGCCGTAAAGTTACGAGCCGCCTTTTTCCAAAAGGTTGGGACTCGGGACTTTACGAAAATGAGTGTCTCTCGTGCTCTCCTTCACTGTCCGGCACCATCGATTCCAACCGAAAGGAAGGCGGTTCTTTGGGCACTGACATCGATCATTCGTCTTTTCTAGACGTTGTGACCGGTGTTCAGCGCTTTGAACTGCCTCGCCCGGAGGCTCAATTGATGGTGGTGCAGTCGGCGGGTAAGCCTAGGCCTCTCACCAAGTTCTCTTCTGAGAGCTTGGTTTTGAAGCCTCTTCACAAGTCCATTTATAACCGTTTATCACGGTTTAGATGGCTTTGCAGAGGTGATCTTGATGATCAGAAGCTTTCCCGGGCCGGCTTTTCGGCGAAGGAGGGGGAAACTCTTGTGTCGGGGGACTACAAGAGTGCGACGGACAATCTTCCGATTGAGGTGGCAGAAGCCATCTTGTCGGAGTTGTTAAAGAACGCTGTTTGCGTTCCTCAGGATATTCGGGCTTATGCCATGCTTATCCTCCGTCCACTCGTGTGGAACCTCGAAGAGGGTTTGTCATTCGTCCCTTCTGTGGGCCAGATGATGGGCAGTTATCTTTCTTTCCCTTTGCTTTGTCTTCAGAACTATACCGCTTTTTCTTGGGCGGCTCGCTCTGAGGGCATCAAAGTGAGTGAGATTCCCTTGCTCATCAACGGCGACGACATTCTTTACCAGTCGAAACCTAGTTTCGCGCCGGTTTGGATGTCGGTGGTTTCACAGTTAGGACTGGAGGTGGAGCGTACGAAGACGTCTGTTGACCCAAGTTTCGGTTCCTTGAACTCGACCCTTGTTCGGTGGGTGGGGGTTAACCTTCGGGTTATCCCTACTTTCCGTTTTGGTATGTTCAGACGTGCGGACGACGTTTCCTCCTTGCCGGACACTTTCCGTTCCTTTTTGCGGGGGCGGAAGAGCTCATTGCGGTTCAAAGCCGCTCGTGAATTCTTTCGCTGGCACTTGCCAGTTCTGCGGTCAACTAGATTGACTCTTCCAGAACTGGGTTTCAGAGGCCTTCTCGCTTGGAGGATGGGAGTGTTGTTTGACTTCCCCGTTCATCGTTCGGCTTTTTCCGTTCCGCGTCTTCCGAAGAAACACAACGTCGTCTTTTCGTCTGAAAAGGTGACGTTTGTTTCGGAGGCAACGTTGAGCACTGAGCTGAAGGAGATGAACGGCCGAGAGATGGCGGCGTGGAAGTTTGGGGTTAGTTGGCGGTGCATTGAGTCTGAATACACTTCACAGTGTATTCGTCGATGCATCGCCCTCTCTGCAATTCGTGGTTCGTCCGGACCATGTTTTAAAGAGTTTTTAGCACCGGGCTTCGGCGTCCGTGTTTCGCCGCTATCGCGGCGGGAGTGGCAGGACGAGTTTCTGGCCAAAAAAGAGTGTCGGGAGGAGTCGTATCCCTTGTTTTCGGACATTCTCTGCTTGCAGAGGTTGGAAGATTACGATGAGGGTCCTCCTCCACCTTACGCTGACGCCTGCCTTGAGGCTGGCGTCGTCGTGGGTGAAAGCCTCCGCAAGGAGGTGAAGTAACCTACTACCACCGAAGTTGTCGCTTGGTCCGTAAGGAACAAGGTTCAACTCACCTTCCAACCTGGTGCCTTGCGCGCGTCCCGGGTCCCCATAGGGGGCGGCCGGACGGGTGCTCCAGGCAGTGACGGCCCATGGTGCAAACCATGTAAGTAGTTGCGAGGTGCGGGAACGCATCGACCCATGCGACAAGTCGCTTGGGTTTAGCGGAGCGCAACACACTACTCGACTCTCGCCGAAAGCGGGGGCGACCTTGATCGGTCAGGT